CGGCTTTCGCTCAGCATCTGAACTGCAGGAGGAAACCTGCTCGGTCCGGATGTCAGGGGATGGCATCGCCGCGGCTCCCCTCAAAGCATTCGCCCTGAACGTCGACTTCCCGGATGGGCTCTGAGAGGCTGGCATCGACGACCAGGGTATTGCCCCGCCCCGGTCCTGACCGTTGCAAGGATGATCTTCACGGTTTCGGGAGACAATTGAATACGATTTTATTTTATTGCATGAACAACGGGTGTTTCTCGGCTGCAGGCCGTGCAGTGCCGGCAGCCCGCTGCCGTTCAGGTCTCCCTGCCGGCGGCGGTGACCCGACGGGAGGCAGGGTGTCACCGAAGCCACAGGGCCAGGCCGCCACTCACGACGCCGAAGCCCGCACGCGGCTCGATGCAGCGATGCTGGCCTTTGGCCTGATCGGTCGCTCCCCGGTCTTCCGCGCCGCGCTGGACCTGTTGCCGCGCTATGCCGCCTGCGACGCGCCCGTACTGCTGCGCGGCGCCACCGGCACGGGCAAGGAGCTTTTCGCCCGCGCGCTGCATCACCTCAGCCGGCGTGCCGGCAAGCCATTCGTACCGGTGAATTGCGGCGCCTTGCCGGAGACACTGCTGGAGAGCGAACTGTTCGGCCATGTGAAAGGCGCCTTCACCGATGCCCGCGCCGACCGCCCCGGCCTTATCGCCCTCGCCGAAGGTGGCACGCTCTTCCTCGACGAGTTGGACAGTTTGCCGCTGCGTGGCCAAGTGGCGCTGCTGCGTTTCCTGCAGGACCGCGCCTACCGTCCCGTCGGCGGCGGCACAGCGCGCACGGCAGAGTTACGGATTGTCGCCGCGACCAATGCCGACCTGGCCCGGCTCGCCGCCACGGGCAGCTTCCGCCAGGACCTGCTCTTCCGCCTCGACATCCTTGGGCTGGACCTGCCTTCCCTCGCTCAGCGCCCAGACGACGTACCGCTGCTGGCAAGGCACTTCGTCGCGCGCTTCGCTGCCCTTTACGGCCGCCGCGCGCCGGCGCTCGATCCGGCGGCGGTGACCTGGCTCGTCGCCCAGCCTTGGCACGGCAACGTGCGAGAGCTCGAGAACGTGATCCACCGCGCCGTGCTGCTGGCCGGCGATGGACACCTGGCGCTGCCCCCTCCATCGGCGGCAGCCGGGACGACCGCCGCCTCGCTTCTCGCCACCGGGGGCTTGCGCGAGGTCTGCGCCCGCAGCCGCTGGGAAACGGAGGAGCGCTATCTGCGCGAGTTGCTCACCCTTACCTGCGGCAACGTCTCCGAGGCGGCGCGCCGCGCCGGCATCGAGCGGCGGGCAATGGGGCGGATGCTGGCGCGGCACGGGCTGGACAAGGCAGGCTTCCGGTAGGCCCCCGCTGGCCGCGGCCCAGCTCACGGCACCAGGATCGGCGGCGTCCGCACCAGCACGACGCCGCTCGGTGGCGGGCCGATGACAATGCCGGCCCGATAGCGGGCCGTGCGCGCGTTCTGCACGACGATGATGTCGTAGCTGACTTCCTTCAGGAAGTGTTCGATCCGACCGTAGTCGAGCGCCAGGCGGTTCAGGACCGTCGGATCCTTGCTCCGCAGCATGCCTTCGACAAAGGGGCGCATCTCCTCGGCGCTGAAGGTCAGGTAGGTCGGGCTGAAGCGGACCGAGGCACCGGCGTCGCGATGCCGCCGCATGAAGCCCTCGATCGTGTTGTTGGCAAACTGATTGGAGAGTTCCGGCGCCTCGAATATCGGATAGCGCTCCAGGCCGGTGCCTGGCCCCTGGAAGTGGTAGCGGATATAGCCCTTCAGCCCGTAGGCGCTGGCCGGGCGCAGCAATCTCTCGTCACCGCCGCGAGTCAGGGCGGGCGTGACCTCGACGAAAGGCAGCGTGCGGCTGCGTACCCGGATTTTGGCCAGCATCTCGTTGAGCGACAGCGCGCCGCCCACCCGGTTTCGCGCAATGGCGGAGATGCCCGCCTTGGCGAGGTCGACAACAATATCGCCCCCAGGAGCGAGGGCGCTGAGCGGCCGCGTCGAGTACTCCGCCAACTTCGCCCAGGTCGCCTCGCGCGCAAAGACCCCTGCGGCAACACCTGTGGCCCTCGCCCCGCCACGCACCGCCGCTGGCAGATAGGGCAAGGCCACCAGCAGCACATCGAACGCCGCCAGAACCTTCTTGCGCTCCGCCTCCTCCCGCGCCTGGCGTGCCGTGTCCTTGCTGATCACCTGCGCGTCCGCGCCAGCAGCGGTGACTTCGGCCTTCGTCGAGGCGGAGAAGGATTCCGAGAGCGACATTGCCATGTTCGCCGCCGCGTAGACCTCGCTCGCGGCAATGACCGCGGCAGCAATGGGCGCGGCGGGTGTCAACATGGCGATGAAAGCCGCGGCGCCGAAGCCGAGATCTATCAGCATCTTGGTCCGGGCGGCGTCCTGCCGGGCCTTCTCCAGACGGCGGAAATACTCCTCGACGAAGCTGCGCCTACCCGGCGCCAGCCAGTCATGGCCGGTGCCCCCACCGCCGGACAGCAGGTGACCGTGCACCGGCTCCAGCAACTTCCAGTCCACCTCTCCGGAGCCGACCATTCGAAGGAATTTCTGGACCTTGGCGATGTGGTCGTCGGTGGTTCTGCTGATCGCGCCGAAGGCCTCCAGATCGGTATGACCTGACAGCGCGCTGACCATGGCCAGTTCCCCCCGCTCGGCCAGCACGGCGAGACCGGCGTCCTCGGCCAGGATGGTATTGGCCAGTTCGCGGAATTCCGCTCGCTTTTCATCGCAGGCGCGCCAGGTCCTGTGCAGCGCCTCCAATGCCGCGTTGTCGATGAACTCAAGGCCGGGCGTGGTGAGCAGAGCGTCCTTTTCCTTGTTCGGATCGAACAGGATCAGACGCCGGGCGGGTTGGCCGCCCGTGGCGCCGCCGCCCGCCCCGCCGGCACCCGAGGCTGCACCGGCGGCGAGCGTACCCCCTGGGCCGCCGAAGGGTTCGAAATCAGGGGCTGGGGGCGGAGTGCCCGGGGGCCGCAGCAGGCCGGAGCCGTCCACCTGGCAGACACCGATCGGCGCCGTCCGCAGCAGGCTGTCCCAGCTCTGCAGGAAGTGGACCAGCGTCGCCGTGTTCACCATGTTCCGGACATCGGCCATGGGCTTCGGCACGGTGCTGCGGCTCACCTTGCGGGCGGGGTCCTCGACGCCACCGGCCGAGGACTGCGTCGGCGGTGGTGCCGAGCGGTTCTGCGCCTCGGTGCGCTTGAGTTCAGCGCGCAGGTTCTCCAACCGGGTGAGCTGCGAGGACAGGTGGCTCTTGGTGAAGGACACGGTGTCCGTAGCAAAAGCGGAAAGCAGGGTACGGCCCGCCGCGGTCTGGCTGATCTTCTCGACCTCGACCGAGCGCCGCCACAGATCCTGGTAGCTCTCCGGCTTGCCGTTCTTGCCGGGGGTGGAGGTCACGGGCGTCGTGTCGGCGATTGCCTCCGGCAGGTCCAGGCCGAACTCGTTCCACATCCGCTCGAGCCGCGAGTTGAAGGGGATGAGGCTGTCGAGCTCCTTCTTGAGCGGGTCAGCGCGGCTGCGGTCCACGGCCCGCGCGATGGCGCCGCGCCGGTCGGCACCCGCCAGCCTGCGTTCCACATGCGCCAGCTCGTGCGCCAGCAGCCGCCGCCCCTCGGCGCGCTCCGGTGCGTACTGGCCGGCGCCGAAGGCGATGTCCTGCCCGAGAGTGAAGGCGTGGGCGCCGAGGCTCGCTGCCGCCGCCTGCGCGGCCGTGTCACGGTAGATGCGGACGTTGGAGAAATCCGCGCCCAGGCGCAGCTCGTAGAAGGCCCTCAGGCCGGGCGGCAGCGGCTCGCCGCCCGTCCCTGCGGCAATGCCGGCAGTGCTGGCGGCGGGCAGCAGGGCGTCGGCTTCGGGGGCGCGCATCACGCGCTCCGCCGTCGCCTCGGCCTGCCGCTCCTCCGGGTCATCCGGAGCGCCCACATACATCTTGGCCCGCAGCTCGCCGCCACGCAGCAGCGCCTGCATCGCCTGGTTGTCAAGCAGCGACGGGGCGGCACCGGCGCCCGGTTTGCCGTGGCTCGATGCGGCCGGGCGGGGCGCTGCGGAAGGCTGTGGCTGTCTGGCCGGCGTCGCGGCCCGGGCGGAGCGCGTCATGACTCAGGGCTCCGGCGGGCGGCCGAGGCGGACATATTCGTCGAGGTGCCTGCCCTCGATCAGCTCCCCCTGCGTCCAGAAGCCGGCGGCGCGCCAGTCCGGCGCGATGACCACCTCGAAGGTGATGTCGCGGGTCAGCCAGGCCGGGTCGCCGGTGGTGGCGGCAAGCACCTCCCGCATCTTTTGGATGTTGTGCGCCAGCTCCGAGCCGGCCGAGCCATTGCTGGACGCGTCCAGCAGACGGTAATTCGCCATGATGTCGAAGCGGCCCTCGCCGCCGATCGGCGTGACCTGCATCTCGATGATGTGGTCCACCTCCATCTTCTCCGGATGCGCGCCGAGACGTGACCACCAGGGGAAGATGACCGCCTCCGGGCTCAGGCCGAGCGAGGCGGCGCGCGAGTAGACAGCAGCCGGGATCCGGCCCGGCATCAGCACGGACCAGCGGTATTGCTGATTGGTGTCGCGGGGGCGGCCGGGGCGGTGCTGCAGCTCGCCAATCCGCGCGGCGTAGACGTCCAGGTCCCCCGCCTTCACGCGGGGCAGCTTGAGGACGACCGGCAGGCGCCAGCGCCGGCGCTGGTCCTCGTCCTCGCGTGGGGTGGGGCGCGGCTGCGGTATGGGCCACGGCTCGGGCACCGGGCGCGGCGCGGGTTCAGGGACAGGCCTGGGCGCGGGTTCCGGCGAGGGGGGCGGTGCCGGTCGCGGCGCGGGCTCGGGTGCGGGTCGTGGCGCAGGCTCGGGCGAAGGGCGCGGCGCAGGTTCGGGTGATGGCCTCGGAGCGGGCTCGGGCGAGGGCCGCGGTGCAGGCTCCGGCGAAGGCCGCGGCGCAGGCTCGGGCGAAGGCCGCGGTGCAGGCTCCGGCGAAGGGCGCGGCGCGGGTTCTGGCGAGGGGCGAGGCTCAGGCTTCCACACTGGCGGAATCTCCCGCTCGCCGAGTTTCCGCTCGATCTCCTCTTCCCCCAGTTTCCGCAGTTCGCTGACAATCCACTTGATCAGGTTGACGATCAGCCAGCACAGGGCGAGCAGGACCAGGAGAATGGCGCAGATCAGCAGCGCCTCCACGATCGCGGCGAGCAGGGCGGCGGCCACCAGTGGCCCGGCGAGGATCGCGGCAGCTTGGCCCGGCAGCGGCTCCACCTTCACATCGGGCAGCGCAACCTTTGCCGCCGCGCCGCCGCGCAACTCGCCATAAAGGTCGTTCAGCCGCCCGCGCTGGGTCGGCGGCACCGGAACCGCCTTGTGCCCGGCCAGCGCGATCAGCAGGTTGCTCGCCTCCTGCTTCAGCTCGGCCGGCGCCAGCACCGTCGGCAGGCCGGACAGGCGGCCGAAGGCGGCATGGCCACGATAGCCGCGGTAGGAAACGCTCTTCTCGTCCACCAGCGCGCAGAGCGCGTCGTAGCGCGAGCCCTCCATCTCGACGAACATCTTGTCGAGCGCCGAGCTGCGTGCGCTCTCGCCGACGCCGTAGTCGAACCAGTAGGTCCAGCGGCGCAGGTCATCGAGGAAGACGTCAAGGTAATTGCCGCCGTCCACCGTCGGGATGCGCGCCCATCTGCGCAGGACCTCGATGACCTCCCATTCCTCGTCCGCATCCACGATCACCTCGGTGATCTTGTCCGAGACCCAGTCCGTGTCGCGGTGGATCAGCCGGCGCGCCACCTCGTCATAGGCCGCCGGGTCCTGCATCAGGATGCTGCGCTGGACGGGGTCCTCCAGCCCGGTGAGCATCGAAATGACCTTGGCGGCGGCGATGGCGGCAGGGTTCGGCGGGGCCGGTGCAGTCGGGCCGGGAGTGGCGGTTGTGGCAGTGGCGTCCCCCGCCGGCTCAGGCTCGGCTGCCTGGCGCTGCGCCGCGGGTGGGGCCGCCTGCGGCGAGGCGCGTGCCGGATGCCCCTGGCGCAGCACGGCGGCGGCGGTCTCGGCCTCGCGCTCCAGCATGGCCACGCGGGCAGGGTCCTCCTCCCGCGCGCTGGCCCTCCCACTGCCCTGCTGGATGGTGTGCGTCGCCTCGTGCGCCAGCAGGCCGAAGCGCCGCTCCCCGCTCAGAGTGGCGCCCCGGCTGCCGAGATAGATGTTCTGGCCAATGGTGACGGCCAGCGCTGCCTGGCCGTCAGCGTAGGCGCGCGCGGCGCTGTCCTCATGCAGGCGGACATCGCCCATCGGCCGGCCGAATCCAGCCTCCAGCCGCTGCCGCGCCGGAGCATCGAGCGGCCGGCCGGCGCCACCGGGCACGACCATGCCGCTGGCCGCCGCCGCGGTGCCGGGCGTGCGCATCGGCTGGCCGCCGATCGCAGCCTGGCGGACGGCGGCCTGGACCGCGAGGTTGCCCGCCGCGCCCAGCGGGGCCGATTGGCGCCGCGCACTGCCGCCCCAGCTTGGCCCGAGCGGCAGCGGTGTGTCGCTCCGTCCCTCCCGCACCGGCATGCGCCCTGTCATGGGCTCAGCTCCCCGCCGCGCTCCGGCCCGGAGCGGCCATGGCCCCTGCCGGGACCATCCGCCCCTGCCGCGCCAGCTCGCGCGTCAGCACGCCGAGCAGTGCCGGCATGCCTACCGTCCTGCCGGGCGTTGCCGCCGCGCAGAAGGCTGCCTCAAGCGCCACCTTGCGGATCTCGCCCCCGGTCAGTTCGAAGCCGCGGGCAAGCATGCCGTGGTCCAGCCCTGGGGCGCAGGGCAGCGGCGGGGCCAGCATGGCGCGCCACAGCCGCTCCCGTGCCGCCGCGTCGGGGCGCGGGAACTCGATGATGTAGTGCAGGCGCCGGGCGAAGGCCTGATCCAGGTTGCGCGCCAGGTTGGTCGCCAGGATCACCGGGCCGTCATGGTCCTCCATGCGCTGCAGCAGGTAGGCGACCTCAAGGTTGGCGTAGCGGTCATGCGCGTCCTTCACCTCCGAGCGCCGGCCGAACAGCGCATCGGCCTCGTCGAACAGCAACACGGCGTTGCTGCCGCGCGCGGCGGCGAAGATGCGATCCAGGTTCTTCTCGGTCTCACCGATGTATTTGCTGACCACGGTGGCGAGGTCCACGCGGTAGAGATCGAGCCCGAGCCCATCGGCCACTACACTGGCGGCCATGGTCTTGCCGGTCCCGGGCGGCCCCTGGAACAGCACCGCCAGCCCATCCGGCGCCGCCGAGAGCCGCCCCATGCCCCAGGCATGCTGCACCAGGCCGCGATTGGCGATGGCCGCCGCCACCTCGCGCAGCCGAGCCAGCGTGACCTCGGGCAGCACCAGATCGTCCCAGCCGGCGCGCGACGGCACCCGGGTAGCAAGCCGCGCCAGCGCCTGGCCGGACTGCTCGCGGGCCGCGCGCAGCAGCGCGGGCATGGCGGGCGATGCGCCCTCGGCAAGTGCCATCGCCTCCGCCGCGGCACGGGCGATCTGGCCACAGTTCAGGCGGAAGCGCCCGGCCAGCAGGTCGAGCGTCCCTGCGGGAACTTCGGCGCCTTCGGCGGCCAGGCTCGCTGCCCAAAGGGTACGGCGTGCCGTCGCATCCGGCTCGGGGAAGCGGATGCGGCGCAAGGCCAGCCGGTCCTGCGGCAGCGCCTCCTGCAGCAGGCGACCGCCATCGGGCGGCAGGAGAAGCAAGGGCGGCCAGGGCCCGGCGCCGCGCAGCGCCTCCAGCGCCGCCACCAGGCCGGGCGGGCCACGGGCCTCGATGTTCCTGGCGTCCACCACCACCATCGCCGGCTCCAGCCGGACAAGAAGCGCGAGGCTGCGCGCCAGCGCCGGCCCGGCTTCGGCGGTGAGCATGCCGGCCTCGGCGACCAGCACCGTATTGGGCGCGGCCAGGGCGCGAGCGGCAGCGAGGCGGCCGACGCCGACCTCGCCTTCCAGCAGCAGAACGGGTGGCGGCTCGCCCCGCCGGGCACCGGCCATGGCGTCAGCCAGCGGCCCCGGGTCGCCGCTCCCGGCGGGAAGGCCGGGCAGGCGGCGCAGGCCGACTGGCAGTGGCAGCGGCAGGCCCTGGAGAAACCGCGCCAGCGCGGGGGCAGCGGCGAACTCGCGCAGCCGCTCGGGCCGCCGCTGCTCGCCGGCGGACAGGTGGTCGAGCAGGCCAAGCCCGGCCAGCCGGCCCTCCGGCAGCAGCGCCGCATGCAATGCGGCATCCTCCGCGCCGAAGAGCCGCAGGGCCAGGTCGGGGGTGGGCCAGCGCCGGGTGACGTCGTTGTTCAGATAGGCGAGGAGCGGCTCGTAGCGACGGTCCAGCTCGGGCGCCAGGGCCAGCACCAACACCTCGCGCTCGGCGGCACCAAGGTTAAGGCCCTCGACCAGCCGCGCCCAGGGCGAGCCGGGCCGGGGCAGCGGCAGGTCAGGCAGCGCGGCCTCGATGGCAGGCTCGCTGCGGGCGCGCAGCAACGCGTCCACCTGCTCGTCGCTGATATAGAGGCCGCGAAACTCGTCGAGCGACAGCTCATAGACCGCGCGCAGCCGCAGGATGGCGCGGCGGATCAGCTCGTCGAGGCGATCGAGTTCGGCGGCGAGCGGTCGGGTTGCGGCCATGGTCTCATTCCCCCCGCCGCAGCACCAGCCGCCCGCCCCCGCCGGGCAGGACGAGCCAGGGCAGCACGAGCGCCTCGCGCGCCAGGCCGGTCATGCCCAGCACCACGTCGAGCGGCGGGCGCGAGAGAGTGACAGTGAGCCCTTCCGGCCCTGCCTCGGCCCGCGCGCCCATGGCCAGGATGTTGCGGGCGAGCCAGGCTGGGCTCGAACCACCGAAGCCGGGCAGGTGCCCGGCCAGTCGGTCCAGCAGCGCCCGCGCCAGACGGTCGAGCAGGCGATCCAGCCTCGCGCCCATACGGAGCCCTGCCGGCACCCGGAAGAAGCGGCGGCAGGCCGGGTCACAGGGAGGCAGCTTCGCAGGCAGCCGGCGCAGCGCCCTGCGGCGTTCGCGGCCAAGGCCCCTGCCCCAGGCCGGGATGTCGCCAAGGCCGAGCCGCGGCGGCAGGCCGAGCAGGTCGCGCCAGAGCGGGTCGAGCAGGAAGGCCGGCGCGCGGTCACCACCGGTACAGCGTGCCAGCACCAGGGCGCGGAGCAGCGCGGCGGCCTCGGCGCCCTCGGGCGGTGCCGGCCAGCCGGCGGTCGCTTCGGCCAGCGGCCATTCGTCGAGCAGGCGCAGCAGCAGGAAGGCGCCGCCGAAGGGCGTGTGCCGCACAAGGGCCGGCTCCGGCGCCAGCGGCGCGGCGGCGGGGTCGGCCAGGCGACGCAGCCGCTCGCGCAGCGGTCCGGCCAGGCCAGCCAGGCCGGGCAGCACCACTTCGCCACCCTGCCCCAGGGCGAGACGGTGCCGCAGCAGGGCGAGGGCACGCGCCAGCGGCACCAGCCCGGCCGGCGCCTCGGGCAGCATGGCCAGCAGCGCCAGGGCGAGGCCGTGCGGGCATGCGGGCGAGACGGGCGGCCAGCCCTTCGCCTCCAGCCGGTCAGCCAGGAGAAGGGGTGCCGCGCTCCCCCGCGCCTCGCCGCCCGCCTCCTGCTGTTCCAGCACGTCGAGCACGCGCACCGCCTGCGCCGCACCCAGGTCCTCCAGCAGACGGGCGAGGTCGGCCGGGCCCAGCCGGGACAGGGCCAGCCACCCGGTCGCGGGATCCGCCAGCATGGCGGTGGAGAGCGCCATGGCCGTGGGCAGCGCGCTCAGCCCGGCGAAGCCGCCATGGATCCAGGAGCCCCAGGCCCTGCCCGCCGCTAGGTCCGTGAGGAAGCGGGCGAGATGCGCGGCGCGGTCGGGGAACCAGGCGACGCCGTCGGCGCCAGGTTCGAGCGCCCGCGCGATCGTCCCCGCCAGGGCGCGGGACCAGGTGGCGGCGAGTGTCGCGGGCGGCAGCGCCGCGTCCAGGGTCAGGTCGAGTTCCACCCGGCGCAGCAACCAGAGCCCCTTGGCCTGGCCGTCGCGGGCGAGTGGAGCAAGGCCGGCGCCGAGGCCCGCCGCCAGCCCCGCCAACGCGGCGTCCAGCCGGCCACGCGCCGCCTCGGGCGCCGGGTGGTCCGCCGCCAGGAGATAGGTGGCGAGGTGACGCCGGATGGTGAGGCGGTGGTCGTCGGCGGCGGGCATCGGCCGGCCTCAGCGCCGCTCCGGCGGCGGCTTGTGCGTGCGCTTCGGCGGCGCAGCAGCCGGAGCAGCGTCAGTGGCGGTGCTGCCGACGCGCCGTTCCAGCGCCTCCAGTCGCTCGCGCAGAGTGGCGTTCTCGGCGTGAAGCTCGCGCATCGCCTCCACCACCAGCGCCTCGAAGCCGCGGATGCTGAGGATACGGTATCCGTCGGCGCCGGTTTCCACCCATTCTGGGAAGACCGCCTCCACCTCACCGGCCAGGAAGCCGAGCTCCGGCCCGCCGCGGCTACCCATGGCCGCCGGGTTCCGCCAGGCGAAGCTGACGCCGCGCAGCCGCAGCAGCCGGCCGAGCGCGTCCTTCACTGGCCCGATGCCGGTCTTCAGGCGCTCGTCCGAGACCGTGCTCCAGAAGGCGCCGCTCGACTTCACCGCCGACCCCTGCACGTGCAGGTCGCCGGCCGGCACCGTGGTGCCGATGCCCACGCGGTCATTGCCGTCGAAGGCCACTGTCGCACCGCCGCTGCGGATGCGCAGGATGCCGTCGCCGCCGTCGCCGACCGTGGAGGCCCAGAGATGCAGGGTGAGCGGGCCATTCCTGCGGCCAAGGTCGCCGCGCACGTCGAGCTGCAGGGCTGGGTCGGGGTCGGCCGCGCCGATCACCACGCGATCGGCGGGATCGGGACAGGCGATGGTGGTGCCGCCGCTCGAGAGCAGCAGCCGGCCCTCGCCGTCGTCCCGGATCTCCGAGCCAAGCAGCCGGAGCCGCGCATCCCCCGCCGGCACACCGATCGCCCCGCGCACGTCGAGCTTGAGCCCGGGCGCCGGGTCGGCGGCGCCGAGCACCACGCGGTCGACGGGATCCGGCGCGGCAATGGTCGTGCCGCCGCTCGAGAGCAGCAGCCGGCCCTGGCCGTCGTCGCGGATCTCCGAGCCAAGCAGCCGGAGCCGCGCATCCCCCGCCGGCACGCCGAAGGGCCCACGCATGTCGAGGATCAGGTCGCCGGCGGGCTCGGCGGTGCCGATGCCCACCCGGCCGGCGGAGGTGACGGCGAAAACGCCGGGCACCGCGCCCTGGGCATCGGCCGGCCCGACCAGCAGGCGGTTCGAGCCATTCGCCTGGCTGCCGAGCATCACCGTCAGGTCCCGCCCCGCCTGCGGCGCCAGGGCGTTGGCCGCGGCGCCTAGCGCCAGCATGCGCCCGCCGTCCCCGCCGTCGGCAGCGCGGAACTCCACCCGTCCGCCCCAGACGCGCTGGTCGCCCACCAGGCGGAGATTGCCCTCGACCCAGACCGGCTCACGGAAGGCCGGGCGGCCGTTCACCAGGTCGAAGTCGGCCTCGCGCAGCGCCGTGGCTTGGCAGGCCTTCTCCACTTCGGCATCTGGCGTGCCGGGCGGCGGCTGGGCGAGGCGCGGGCGCAGCCGCAGCAGCCCGGCCGCGCCGAGCACGCTCTCGGCGATGATGCCGGCATGGCGGCGGGCCATGCGGGAGCCCTTGCGCAGGGCATCGTCGAGCAGCGCCAGCAGCCGGGCCTGCGCCTCGTCCCAGAGCACCAGGCCAAGCGGCACCAGCCAGCGCGCCCTGCCGCCGCGCGGATGCGGCGCCTGCTCCGGCACGGAGGCATCGCAGAGGAAGGGCCCGTCGGGATCCAGCACCCGACGCACCAGCCGCACATCCGGCCGCAGCGCGCCGTTGTAGTGCACGCCCTCCTCGCGCTGGTCCGGACGCAGGTCGCCGGTGAAGAACAGTTCCCAGCCCTCGACGACACGGGTGAAGGCATCGCTATCGCAGGGGCAGCCGCCATAGCCGGGACGCAGCAGCTCCTGCGGCGTCTCGCGCTGGCCGATCCAGGCGCGGTAGGGCCCGCTCGGCTTGCCGATCAGCGCCTCGGTGCCCAGGCGCTGCGCCAGGCGGACGACGATGCTGCGGCCATAACCGTCCGTCGCGATGCCGGGCTGCAGCCAGACCTCGATGCCGCCGGCCGGGTCGGGCCGTTCGATCAGTTCCAGCCCGCTGACGATGCCCCACCCATGGGCGCCGAGCAGATGCTCGGCATGGCGCGCGCGGTGGTAGGCGACGATGGCGTCAAGATCGGCTGCGCCGATGTACTGGCTCTCGACGAAGCGCGGACGCCCGAGCGTGTCGGATGGCATGCACGGCCTCCCCTTCCCTACCCGTTCGGCCCGAGCCGCGCCACTTCCTCCCGCAGCGCCGCCACTTCCGCGCGCAGCGCAGCGAGCTCCTGCGGTGCGGCGATGCCGAGCATGGCCAGGGCGTCACCGGGTTCGGGCGCCAGGTCGAGCAACCACTTGCCGAGCAGCGCCTCGAAGCCGGGAGCCGCGCCGGCGCCGGGCGGCACGGCGGCCGCGAAGATGCCGGGCTGCAGCCGCGGCTCGATGAGCGGCGGCAGCGGCGCGCAGCACAGCCTGTGCAGCAGTTCCCGCACCTGCGCGCCCTGCGGGAAGATCGACAGCCAGTAGAGCAGGTTCGGGAAGGTCAGCACGATCTGCCGCAGCGGCGTCCAGTTGCAGACCCGCAGTACCCGGCAGGGCGAGCCCTGGACGGTGAAGGTGGCGAGCGGCACCCGCGTCTCGCTCGTCGGCTCCGGGCAAGGCGGCAGCAGCGCGTCGCAGAGGCAGTTCTGGATCGCCGCCTGCACCAGCGCGATCAGCCGCCGGTCCGCCTCGGCCATGTCCTCGCCCGTGCAGATGATGGAGCAGAGGCGCGACACCTCCTCGCAATGGCTGGTGCCATGCTCGCTGTAATGCGCCACCAGCGCCGCCTTCAGCGCCGCGCAGGCGCGTTGGCGCACCGCCAGGTCCGGGCTGGAGCGGTCGCGCGCCCAGACCCGCACCGCCTGGATCAGCTCCTCCACGCATTCGGCGTAGCGGTCGAACAGCGCGCCGCGCGAGGGGCGCCGGCCGTCGCGCGGCGGCTTCGCCCTCGGCGCCCGGAACACCTCGTAGCGGTAGCCCTCGCAAGTGATGGTGGGTGCGCATTCCACCGGCGCGGAGCGCGGCGGCGGGAGCTTGCCGCCCGTGCCGCCACAGCCGCAGCCGCAGCCCCGCGGATGCGCCGCCATGCCGCCCTTGCCGCAGGCGCAGGCCAGGCCGAAGCCGCCGCAGGAGGGGCAGGCCGCAGTGTGGATTCGCGGCTCGGTGCGCGCCGCGTGCTCCTCGTAGCGGATCGCCAGCACCCATTCCTCCTCGACATCGCGGCAGCCGCGATCGTCGCCGAAGGGGCGGCAGTCGAGGCCGGAGGTCTCCTGTGCCCGGCAGCACTGGATCATCTCGCAGACCGGCACGGTGTCCGGTGCGCAGACCACGATGTCCTCGCCACAGGGCCCGAGCGCGTAGCCGGGCGAGACGCTGAGCACGCCGGTGTCGCAGGGATGACAGTGCACCACCAGCCCGCAGACCACGCCGGTGCCGAAGAGATGCCGGTTGTGGAGCTGCTGCTTGCCGGTCATGTAGCGGTCGAGCCGGTTCAGGTCGGCCTCGCTGACGATCTGCCCCGCCACCCAGCGCGGGCGGCAGAGGCATTCCAGCGTGCCGCAGACGGGGCAGGGCGGCGGCTCGGGCGAGCAAAGCCGCTGTGCCGGCACTGCCCGCATCACGGCGGCGCTCTGGGGCGCCCGGGTGAATCCCGCGTGGTTGCTCGGCATGCTGCGCCTCATCCTTGCCTGACGGTGAACCAGCTCTCGAAGGTGCCGCCCTGGATGCCGAAGGGGCTGCCGGACGGGCGGTCGCCGGTCGGCAGCTCGCCACGGACGAACTCGGCATCGATGGCGCGGCCGGGCTGCGGGTCATCGGGGTTGCCGGTCGCCTCGCGCACGAAGTCGCCGCGCAGCACTGCCCAGAGTTCCTGCCGCTCGAAGCCGTTGAAGCGATCCAGGGCCTCCCGGCTGAGGACATAGGCGGCTGCCGGGGCCGCCGGGCCGGGCAAAACCTTCGCCCCGGTAATCACGCCGTCACCGTCCTTGCCCGTAACCTCGGCCGGGAACACCCGGCCGCCGGCCAGCGGGCAGCGGCAGTCCAGGAAGCGGTCCTGCGGCTCGCGCGGGCGCGCCAGCACCTGGAAGACGTGGTCCGCATCCACCTCGTCCGGCAGCCTGCCAGGCGCGTCGGTGAAGCCGACCATGACCGGCCCGGTGAACTCGATGACCAGGCCGAGGCCCTCCGATCCGTCCGGCAGCGGCCCGATTGGCACCAGCCGGCCGCGGCGGCGCTGCGTCCAGCTCAGGGCGCCGATCCGGATAAGCTTCTCCTCCAGCCCGCCGCCGGGGGCGCCATCCTTGCCATCGCAGCCGCGCGGCACCTGCAGCACCAGCGTGCGCTGGCCGCCGATCTGCTGGATCGCGGCGCTGCCGGGCTGCTCGCAGGGGACGAAGGTGGCGGCGACCGCATCGATGCCGAGGCCGTCCTGTCCATCCTGCCCGTCGGCGCCGTCCTGCCCTGGCGGTCCCTGGGCACCGCCGGCACCGGGCCCCTGTTCCAGCAGGCAGCGCAGCGCGGCGGCAATGGCCTGGGTGCTCGCCAGCACCACCCGGCCATCGGCATTGTCGATCCAGGCCACGCCGGCCGGTGGCGTGCCCGTCGCGCCGGTGCCGTCGAGCAGTTTCGCGCCCGGCCGCCAGCCGCGGATGGTCGCCAGCGTCAGGCAGTCGCTCTCGACGCAGGCCGGGCAGTCGCCGCTGTCGAGCAGCGCGCCGCAATCGGCCTCGTCCACCTCCACCACGATGACGCCGCCCGGATAGGGCAGCCAGAGGCGCCGCCCGCCCTCTCCGATCGCGATGCCAGCAACGCCGCCCGGCAGTTCCAGCGCGGTGCCGGCCTTGGGCTGCCTGCCGGCGCGCAGCAGATGCAGGTTGACCGGCTGCAGCCAGCTCTTGCCGGCTTCGGCCTGCACCACATAGCCCCAGCGGCCACCGGGGCTGACGGCCAGCGCGGTGGGCGGATGCGCCAGCTCCACCGGACCGCCCAGGGCGGTGCCGGCACCCGCGGGGTCCATGAGCCGGAGCTGGCCCTTGCCAGCCTCGCTGCCGACCACGGCAACAAGGTCGGGCGCGGTCGAGAGTACGGCGTCCAGCGCCGCCGGCGCGAAGCCGGCGGGCAGCGCGATGTCGCGCGTCTCCGGCGTGCCGCCATCGAGCCGCGCCTCGACGATCCGGTCCGGCCCCTTCCGCAGCGTGTAGGCAAGCGTCCCGCCCGAGCCAAGTGCCAGCCCGGTCGCATCGCCGCCAAGGTCCAGGCTGCGCAGCGGTGCCTGATCCGGCACGCCGGCTTTCCACAGCGCCAGCTTCCCGCCTGTGACGGCCAGGCTGACCACTTCCCCCGTCGCCGGGAGCAGGCGCAGCAGCACCGGGCTGCCGGCGCTGTCCGGGATCTTCGCCATACGCTCTGGCGCGGCGAGGCTGCCGGCGAGGTCGTAGACCCGCAGCTCCCGCGGGTCCCCCGCCGTGGCCGGTGCCACGGCGGCGAGCAGCAGCTTGCGCGCGGGGTCGGCAGCCACCGCCTGGCCCTCTTGCTGCAGCTGCACCGGCGGCTGCGGCGCCAGGCCATCGAAGGCGGTGCGATAGACCAGCGCCTGGGCGTCCGAGGAGAGGGTCAGCAGCAGCCGTCCCGCCTCGTCCAGGGCGACTGCCATCGCGGCCGGCGCAGCGGCGGTCGCCAGCCAGCGCAGGCGCGGCTGCAACGCCGCCGGTGCCTCCGGCTCCGGCGGGTCCACCACCAGCTCCACCGCATAGCTCTCGAGGATCCGGTTCGGCGCGCAATCGCTGTCGTCGCAGGCGCATTCGTCGAAGAGGACCGGCACCTGCTCGGTCGGGCATTCCCGGTAGCGCAGGCAGAGGCGCAGCCGGTGCGGCCCCTCGCCCGGGTTCTCGCGCAGCTCGCGGAAGGCCGGGAAACCCTCGAGGTCGATGCAGTCGCGCTCCAGCACCAGGATGTCGTGGCCGCAGCAGTCGATGGCGCTGCCGGGCTCCAGATGCACCAGCCGGTCCTGGCACTGCGGGTTCTCGTGCGGACGGATCTCCAGGCCGCAGACGATGCCGGTGCCGTGCAGGCGCTGGTGATGCAGGCGAAGCTTCTGCGCGATGTGGCGATGCTCGTCCGTCAGGTCGCGCGGCGTCACCAGCTTGCCCAGGAACCAGTGATTCCTGAGCGGCGGATAGGGCTCGCAGTCTGGGCAACAATGCGATGCAGGGGCGGCGTGGTGCAGGATGGCAGTGGCCATGGCGATCCCCTCATCCGAGCCTTGTGGTCTGGCCGATGCGCGCGTCCCGGCCGAGCGCGAAACTGCCCGGCGCCGCGCTGCCGGCGAGGCTGGTGGCGTGACCGAGGCGGTCCTCGTCGAGCCTGAGCGGCTGCGCCGGCCAGCGGCCGAGCGCGCTGTCGAAGCCGAGCGTCGCCTGGATGCCGAGGCGCATGCGCGGCTCGACCCAATGGATGCTCGCCTGGGTATGCGCCGGCGTCTCGGCGCGCAGCAGCCGTTCCAGCCGGCGGCGTTCGGCGGGCCGGCGGGCGCGGGCGGCGGGCAGGAAGATGCTGAAGCGGTGGGCATGCAGATGGAACGGGTCGCGCAGCGGGTCGCGCTCGGTCGCCAGGCGCGTGACATCGGCCTGCGCCGTCTCGCCCAGCCGCGAGCGGCCGAGGATGCGTTCGCCCCAGAGCCGCGAGCCCTCACCGAGCCGCCCCTGGCCGAGGGTGAGCCAGCGCCGCAGCCGCCAGTGCTCCAGCACCAGCCGCGGCGGCTGCCAGGGGCAAGGCGGCGGCAGCCCGCAGCTGGGGCCGCAGGGTGGACAGGCGGGCATGGCGCAGGGCCGGCTCCGGCCGAGGCCGAGATGCAGGATCAGCATCTGCCTCAGCCCCTCTGGCGTGCCGCGCTGCGCATAGAGCGCGGGCGCGGCACGCAGCAGGCGCCGCTGCTCCACCTCCGGCAGGCCGGCCAGGGCGCCGTCCAGCCCGACCCAGGAGGCGAGCCAGCTGAGCATGGCCGGCCGGCCGCGCACCGGGCTGCTGGCCGGGGCGGTGCGCGGATCGAAAAGCTCGGCGATCCGGTCCACCTGCTCCTCGATGGAGCGGAAGCCGCTGTCGAAGATGGCGAGCAGGCGGTCGGTGAGGTCGGCGGCGACCGGCTCCTCGCCCCAGACGCCCGGCAGGTAGCGGCGCAGGGTGATGCGCGGGAATTCCAGCACCGCCTCATGCAGCCGCGGCGTCGCGTCGCCCGGCCCCTCCAGCGCCACCTCCAGCCACAGGTAGCGGCCCGGCGAACCGGGGATCAGCGCCTCTTGCGCCTCGGCGGTGAAGGGGCCGCAGGGGGTCCAGGCGGGGTCGTCGGCGTCGGCCACCAGTTCCGCCGGCAGGTCGAGCTCGGCGGCGCGGGTGCGGATGACGAGGCGCGTGCCGCGGGGCAAGTCGGCGCGCAGCCTCAGGCGGTGCCAGACGCAACCCTGGATGTGGCTGTCGAGCGGTCCCAGCAACGCGCGGCCCTTGGCAGCGTATGCCTGCCGACGCGGCTGCAGGGCGCCCGGCACCGGCCTGCCGCGCAGGTCGAACAGCCCGTCGCCGGCCATGGCCGCCCCCCAGGCGCGGCAGAGCGGGCCGAGCGCCAGATGGCCCCGCGCGTCGAGCGCGAAGGGCAGCGGCGGCAACCGTACCGCCAGCGCCTCCGGCCGCTCCACCGTCTCGGCCAGGCTGCCGTCCAGGTCCAGCAGGCGGACACGGTCGGCGGCGCTGACCACCAGCCGCCCGTCGCAGGTGAAGGCGAGTGCCCGGACGGCGCCAAGCCCCTCGACACTGCGGCGGTGGCGGCCGAGCCGGTCGAAGAGGTGCACCGCGCCCTTCGCCGCGTCGCCCACCCAGAGTCCCTCGCCCGCAGCGGGCAGCAGCGCCACCGGCTGCGAGGGCGCGGGCGGCGCCAGCCGGGCGAGCATGGCCAGGCGGTGACGCTGCAGTACCCAGACGGCCTCGCCTGCCGCGACGTACAGGCGGTCCTCGCTCGCCGCGATGGCCGCGAGGGGCTCGCCCGGTGGCGGGCCGATGCAGGGCAGCGGCACGAAGCGGCGGTCGCAGGGGTCGAAGCGCAGCAGCCGCCGGCCCGCCGGATCCAGCAGGTAGAGCGTGCCGTCGGGGGCGAGCGCCACCTGCGGCGGCAGGACCAGCCCGGCAAGCAGGCCGGCGGGGTCGCCCCCGCCGGATGCCGGGGACGGCAGGACGGCCAGCGCCAGGGCGCCGTCCGCCACGCCCGCCTCGATGCCCACCGGCGCCGCCGTCAGGCGCCAGCCGTCGCCGCGCGAAAGACGAAGCAGCAGCGGGTCATGCGGCGGCCGGGCGGGAGCGGGCAGGAAGGCGGCCGTGCTCATCCTGGCGCCTCCTCCAGCACGCTGACCTCGTGCCCGGCCGAGGCAAGCAGCGCGCCCTCCGGCACCGGCACGTCGGTGCAGTTCGGGTATTCCTGCCCGTCCAGCTCGATCACCGCGCTGACGATGCGCTCCGCCCCGGCGGCGAGCAGGCGCTGGTGTACGGCGGAGAAGAAGACATTGCCGCCGAAGGGCCAGCCGCGGCCGTCGGCGCCGCCGGTGAGCGGGTGGAAGAAGCCGTCCAGCGCCGCCACGGCGGCCTCGCGCAGTTCGGCGGTATCGGCGCCAGGAGGGGCGACGATCCCGGCGGTGACGCGGATGGGCAGGTAGGCGGGTGGCGCGACGTGCAGCTCGGTGGTCAGCAGCCGGTGCCGGTCGAGGCAGCTGCAGACCGCGCGCAGCAGCCCCTCCCCCGGCAGCGGTGCCGGGCCGGCCTCGTCGGGCACCACGATCAGGGTGACAACACCCGGCACCTCCACGCCCGGGAAGTCCGGGTGGAAGAGCGGCAGCGCCTTGACCCGACCGATCGGCCCGGCGGCCATGGCCAGGGTCTCGAAATCCTCGGCGGTCACCGCGCGGTCGCGCGCCTTCAGCGAGCGCGCCGCACGCAGCTCGGCGGCTTCCAGTTCCTCTTCCTCGGTGCCGCCGGCGGAAGGGAAAGGATTGCTCACCTTCGCCGCGTCGATGCCCGCCACCGGCGTGAGCAGGACGGAGATGGCCCCGGCCGGAAGGTTGCCGCGCCGTCCGCCGCCGAAGCGGTAGCTGCGGGCGCGGATGTTGCTCGCCGGCAGGTCCGGATTGGCGACCGGGATGCGGCCGCGCACGCCGGGGAAGCGCACCAGGCTGGCGCCGCGGTCGAGCGCATAGGCCGGCTCGTCGCGGCCGGCGGCGGCGAGGTCGTCCACCTCATGCCAGGCCGTGAAGCCCTGGTCGTCGCCCTCGTCCACCTCCAGCACCAGGGTGCCGTCCTGCACCGGCCGGCCGGACAGCGTGAAGGTCTGGTCGGCGGTGCCGTCGCTGCCGCCGAGGATCTCGCCCTCCACCGTCTCGCCCTGGGTCGCGGAAACGGTGTTGATCCGCACCGCGAGCAGCCGCGGCACCCGCGCCCAGCCCTTGCGGACCACGCGCGCCCGCAGCCAGAAGCGCGGCTCGTCGGCGGCGTCGCCGAGCCGGATGCGCTGCCAGAGTCCCTTCGCCGGCGTCTTCAGCAGCACCTGGCCGGTGCGGGCGAGCGCATCGGTGTCGTCGCGCAGCAGGCTCATCGCCCGCCAGCCGCGCCCATCGTGGAATTCGAAGGCGATGGAGCCGCGGCCGGGCAGCGTGCCGCATTGCACGGCGCCGCCCAGCAGCCCGCCGCCCGGGGCGAAGAAGGTCAGCGCCAGCTCGATGAGCGCGGGCATCTCCGCGGCATCGGTGGCGAAGCCGAGCGCGAGCGCGTTGCCGGGGTCGCCCGCCTCGGCAACGGGGTGCCAGGGCGCCTCCGCCGCCGCGTTCGCCGCGCCCATGTCCTGGTACACGCCGCCGGCGAAGACACGCACCGCATCCAGCCTGGCCTTCAGCACCAGCAGCCGCCGGTCGGTTTCGAACACCACCGGCCCCGCCTCGTCCGACTCGGCCGAGGCGAGCTGGGTACGGCGTGGCAGCTCGACGACCGCGGGCGTCGAAGGATCGGCATCGGCCTCGAAGCTCAGCCAGGCTTGGGCCGGGCGCGCCGGCTCCAGGTGGATGCCGATCAACTCGAGGAACTTGATGCGGTTCAGCGCCGGCACCTGGTTCATGCGGAACAGCAGCAACTCGCCGAGCCAGGCGAAGAGCTGAACCAGGGTGAAGCCGGGGTCGCTGTCGTTGAAGTCGGTCCATTCCCGCGTGTAGCGCGGGATGCGGGTGCGCGCCTCGGCGACCAGTTCCTCGAAGCGGCGGTCGTCCAGCACGGGCAGCCTGTCGGACAGCGCCATGGCTCAGGCTCCCTCGGTGACGAAGAAGGGATAGACCATGTTGCCGATGGCGTTGTTCTGGCGGATTCGCCAGGCGATGCGCACCAGCAGCAGATTCGGCCGCTCCGGCGGGCTTTCCGCCGTGACCTCCAGCACGTCGATGCGCGGCTCGTTCAGCACCAGGGCTTGGCGCACGCGGTCCTCGACGCGCGCCAGCGTCGCGCTGCCGTGCGGCGCGAAGACCAGGTCGTGCGCGCCGCAGCCGAATTCCGGCCGCATCACCCGCTCGCCCTGGGCGGTGCCGAGGATCAGGCGGATGGACTCCTCGATCTTCCGCTCCCCCTGCGAGCATTGCAGCCGCCCGCCCACGACCTCCAGCGGGAAGTGCAGGCCCTGGCCCAGGAAGGGGCGGTAGGCGTTGTCGCTCACGGCACTCAGCCCCCCCCTGGCGGCGAAATGCCATCGGCAATGGCGAGCAGCGCCGCCGAGGCGGCGAGCAGCGCATCGCCCGTCTCGTTCATGCTCTCCGCGTCCTCCAGGCTGCCGATAGCGGGCAGCTTGACCGGGCTGACACCGGCGACGCCCATGAAGGGCTCGGCCATGCCAAGCACGAGAGTGATCGGCTCGATCGCCATCAGCGCGCCCTCCGCCGAGTTGCGGGCATTGTCCCGGGCGCAGCCCAGCGCCTGCATCAGCTCCGCATTGCCGGCGGCTTCGGCCTGACGAATCTGCAGCGTCAGCCCGCCCATCAGCGCGGCGATGGATTTCAGCTGCTGGCCGAGGCAGCGCAGAATCGTGCCGATCAGCCGCAGCAGGTCGCGCACGAAGAGGAAGGCGCCGGTGCCGAAGGGGAAGCCGATGCACTTGGCGACACCCTCGAAGGCCTTCACCACCTCCACCGCCGCGCCCGGCACCTCCACCACGCCCTTGGCCGCAGCATCGAAGAACTTCTTCAGCGCGCCGAGCAGCTTCAGCACGTCGAATAGGCACTCCATGCTGGCCAGGATGGGGGCAAGCTGGAGCATCAGGTTGAAGTTGAGCGAGCAGTCGGTCGGCACGCCTTTGGTGATGTCGGCGAGCGCCTTGATGGTGCCGCCGGTGGGCAGCGTCAGCTCTGGCAGCTCCGGCTTCCTCAGGCTGAAGGAGGCGCAGGAGGGCATGCTCAGCCGCTCCTGCAGCGCCTCCGGCAGCTTGATGTCGATCGTCGCCATCGCCCGACCGTCCTCCCTCTGCCGCGTCAGATCGGGTTCGGCACGGGCAGCACCAGCCGCCCGTTGATCAGGACCGTCGGCGCCTTGATCTGCACCATTGCCACCGCGTTCACCGAGACCTGGCCGTTCGAGAGCGAGACGCTGTTGCCATGCGCGTCCTCGATCACGATGCCGCCCATGTCACCACCGGCGGGCGTGCTGTCGAGAAAGCGGATCCTGTGGCCGTTCTTCGTGCAGATCATCCGCTCTCGCGGCTCGTCCGAGGGCGGCCGGTCCACGCCATTCCACAGGAAGCCGACCACAACCGGATGCTCGAACCGCCCATGCTGGAAGGCGCAGAGCACCTCGTCGCCGATCTCCGGCATGAAGAACATGCCGCGCCCACCGCCCGCCATGGGCGCCACGACCGGGATCCAGTCCGACAGCAGTGCGTCGTCGAGCCAGGGGAAGTGCAGGCGGACACGGCCCTTTCCGTCCCGCGCGCGCACCAGCCCGACCACGACGCCTTCCATTCGCCCGACACCGCGCATCACTGGCCGGCCCTCCCCGCAGAGTCCTCGCGCCGGGCGGTGAAGCGCGTGGTATAGCCGCCCTCTCCCAGCGTGTGGGTAGTCTCGGTCACGAAATAGGTACCGCCGAGCCTGGCGCCGACGCCGCCGATCTCGATCCGGCTGCCGGCGCGCAGATCCGGCAGGCCGACCGTCGTGCCCGTCGCCTTGACCATCTGCTTCAGCCGGTCCTGCAGGATCGCCAGCGCGCGCCGTCGCGCCTCGGCCACGGTGAAGACCGGCTCATCCACCACCAGCTCCTCGCGTCCATCCGCCTGCAGCAGCAGGCGGTGCAGGTCGGGGTTGATCCTGGCCACCTTGGGGTCACGCAGATCCACCGTCGCGCTGATCCGCGCCTTTCCGCGGCGGTCCCAGCCGCGCACCGTGACCTTGGCGATCTGATTCGAGGTGGACAGCTGCGGCTTGAACTCGACCAGCGAGCGGCCCCAGGCCAGGCGGTAGTCCACCGGCTTGATCGAGGTCGCGGAGGGGCCGAAGAGCAGGTACTCCCGCTTCCGGTCACGCCGGTCCACGCCCTCCACCACCACTAGGTCGTAGCCGTTGCGCCGCGCCAGGACGAGCAGGAAGTCGATATCATACTGGTTGTCCTGCGCGACAAAGTCGATCGGCACCTCGCCCTCCTCCGTGCCCGGCACCAGCTCGACCGGCAGCGGCAGCCGCTTCTCCTTGCCGTCGCGAAGCGTCGCCAGCTCGCGCGCGATCTGGCTCGGCTTGCGCCGGAAGAAGGCGTGGCTGTGCTGCTTGCGGCGCAGCCGGTGCAGCACGTTGAGCGCACGCACTGTCAGTGTCGGCGGCCCGCCGCTAGGGAAGCTCGGCTCCATGCTGGTGACGCTGACCGTGGTGAGCAGGCGGCGCACCCCGACGTAGCCGAGTTCCACCTGCATCTGCCGCGGCCCCGGCTCGAACAGCACCAGGCGGGAGTCGGCGGGGTTGCCGCCGCGCAGTTCCCCTGCCGTCTCGGAGCCGATGTAGGGGCAGCGCTGCGCCGCGGGATCCCAGTTGTTCACCGTCAGCTCGACGCTGTCGATGCCCTTGATGTCGTCCTTGTAGGTGACCTGCACGATGTCACGGACCACGATCTCCGGGATCGCCGTGCCGCTCGCGGTGAGCTTGAAATAGGGAGCCCAGAAGGCCTGATAGCCCGGATCCGCCGAGACGGCGTGGAGATCGACGAAGCTCATGGCGCCGCCCCCGACAGGGCCGGCACCCGCAGCACCCGCCCGGGCTGCAGCCGGCGCGGGTCGGCGATGCCGTTCGCCTGCGCGATCGGGCGCCACTCGCCGGCGCGCAGGTAGTGGCGATGCGCCACGCGGTCCAGCGTCTGCCCCGCCTCCAGAACATGTGCGTGGGTGCGGTCGGGCGAGGTGAGGTTCAGCCGCCGGAGCTGTTCGTGCAGCGGCGCGAATTCGCGCAGGGCGAGCGAGACCGTGGCGCGCAGCGGCACGCCGCGCGGGCTGAATAGCGTGAACTTGTGCTTCACGCTCTCCACCACGCCCTCGAAGCTCTCCCGCCCCTGCCCATCCACCGGCTCGGGCAGGTAGCGCCCCGGGATCGCCTCGCCCCAGACGAAGCGCACCCGCGGCGGCGCGTGGCCGTTCGGCTCGACCCGCGCGAGAGCGTAGACCTTGTCGGTCAGGTGGGTGACGCTGCTCGCCTGCGCGCCCATGCCCTGGTCGGTGGTGTCGAAGAACAGCTCGACCGACAGGCGCTCCGCCTGGCCGCGCACGAATTGCTGCAGCGGCGCCCAGAGGCCGGGGATGGCGATCTCGGCCAGCTGCACGCCCTTCTCGATGGAAAGCTCGGTTGGGTTGAACTGTACCTCGATCCGCTCCCCCTCGCCGGTGGACCAGATCGGTATCAGCACCGCCTTCGCGGGCTCGCTCACCGTTCAGCCCTCCCGCGCCGCACTGCCGGTGGTGGCACCCTCGCCCGCGCCGCGCAGCCGCGTCTCGGCCTCGCGCCGCTTCTCACGCTCGCGCTCCTCGCGCGCCGCCTCCAGCGTCAGCCGCACCAGCTCCTGCGCCACGGAGGGGGCCAGCAGTGCCTGGCCGTCCACCGCGCGGATCCGGCTGACCACCTCCTCGATGACGACGTCCATCGCCCGGAACTCCTCAGCGAAGCAGGTCGAGTGCGGCGCGCGCCGCCTGCGCCAGCGGCGCGGCGCCGGGAATCAGGAACAGCCCCTCATGCGCGATCTCCAGCGTCTCGACGGCGACAGCCGACTGCGCCGCATTCAGCGTCGGGCCGCTGTACTTGACCGGCAGGCCGCGGCGGAAACCCCAGACGATGCGCGGCACATGGCTTTCGTCCTGAAGCGTGATGACGCCGTCGCGGCGCGTGCCGGTGCCGTTGACGAAGCCATCGAACCAGGTCCAGAGGTCGAGCCCCCGGCCCATGCCGCGCCTGAGCGTGAGGTTCGACCACTTCACCCGGGTGGGGAAGCGCAGCACCGCACCGTTTCGCCCGCCTTCCTGGTGATCCTGCGTCTCCAGCGTGCCCTCGAGCCCGCTACATTCCGAGAAGCCGGCGACCGGCGTCAGCGAGACAGCGGAGATCGTCACCGCAGCCAGCGCGCCGCCGAGCGCGCTGCGCGAGTCGAGCAGGCTGACCTGGAAGTTGTAGCCAAGCAGCGGGTCCCGCCGCGTGCCGGTGGCCGTGCCGCTCATCAGGCCGCTCCTCTCAGGCTCTCGGTCAACTCCTCAGCCTTCAGCACCTCGCCGATGCGGGCGATGCGGAGCACGACGAATTCGAAGGGCGCCGAGGGCGCGACCGCGATGTCGCAATGGAGCCGCCCTTCGGCGCGCACTGCCGGCGGGTTGTTGCCCTCGTCGCAGCGCACCGCGTAGGCCGTCTCGGCTGTCGGCCCCAGGAGTGCGCCCTGGCCCCAGAGGCCGCGCAGGAAGCCGTCCAGTGCCAGGGCCAATCGGCTTCGCGTCGCGTGGTCGTTCGGCTCGAAGGCCGCCCATTGCAGGCCGCGCTCGGCGGCGCGGAGGATCAGCATGATGACCCGCCGCACCGGGATGAAGCGCGCATCCGGGTCGGAGGAGAGAGTGCGCGCGCCGAGGATGCGCAGCCCGCGGCCGGGTTCGGCGCGGATGACGTTCACGCCGAGCGTGTTGAGCAGCCCATGCGCCGCCGCGCCCACCGTCTGGCTCGGGGCCTCGGCCCAGGCGATCGGCCGGTTCGCCGCGGCGCGGTGCACCCCCTCCAGCCGGTCGGCGAGCGCGTGCTGGCCGGCGACATGGCCGGAGGGCGGCACCAGGCGCAGCCCGCCGCGCCCCAGCGGATCCACCACGCCGAGCCAGGGGAAGTGCAGCGCGGCGTGGCGGCTGTCGAAGCGCTGCCGCCAGGCCTCGATCGGCGCCATGCCGAGCCGCGGGTCGGCAATGGCGGAGAAGGGCGGATCGAGCAGCGCCATGCGGTCGCGCCGCGCCTCGCAATGCTCGACCAGCGCCTGCTGCACCTGGAAGACCGCTGCATCGGGGAAGACGGGCGGCATCTCGGCCGGTGGCAGCGGCCGGGCTGCCGGCGCCGGCGCCTCGGCGGGCGGGCAGCAGGCGCAGGGGTCGGCGGGCGGCGCCGGAATCGGCTCGATCACCGGCATCGGCGCGGGCCGCGCGACGATGTCCGGTATGGCCAGCAGCCCGATCTCGCCGATGCGCCCGAGCGCCTGCAACCCGCGCGGCCCGGTCGCCTCCGTCGCGGCTTCGCCGATGAAATCGCGCACCGCCAGCCCGGTCAGGCCGTCACGGCCGCCCGCCAGGTCGCGGAACACCCCGTCGTCCAGGGCCAGCGGCAGGGGAATGGCCGGCGCAGGCGCGTCCTCCACCGGCAGCACGGCGATGGGCGCCGGCACGGCGGGGGGTGGTGCCCGCTCGGCATCCAGGGCGTACCCCGGCCGTGCCAGCAGCGTCGGCGCGTGGCGCGGGTGCGAGGGCACCAGAGACAGGTCGGGGAAGACCGCTGCCACCCTGCCGCGCTCGCGCACCACCAAGGTGTAGCTCAGTGCCTCGAGCAGCAGCGGCCGGGTGGGGTCGAGAGGCGGCAGCGGCAGGTCGGTGGCGCGGCGCAGGCGCGGCTCCGGATGCACCCACCACAGCCGGCGCTCCGCCTCCTCCGCCAGGGCGCAGATCCGCAGCAGGTGCAGCGGCGCGGCGCCGCCGGGCTGGGTGATGCGCACCAGGCTGTCGCAGCCGAAGCCGGCGGTCCCGGTCACCTGCGTGGCGAAGCCGCCGCCCGCGGTGGCGATGCCGCGCGCCACCACCGCCCGGCCCGGCAGCACGGCGATGGAAAGCGCGTTGCCCCAACGCCCCGGGCTCGATGCCTCCACCCGCCAGAAGGGGCGCGGCGGCGTTCCCGGCGACGCGGCCGGGTCGCGCACATCCAGCGGCAGCGTCGCGGGCGCGGCGGCCCCGGGCGGGTCCTGCGCGGCGACGCGTACCACCCAGGCACGGCTGCCGCCGTTATCGAAGAAGCCCTTCAGCGCATAGGCGAGGATGCCGCCACCGGTGAAGCCGCCAAACTGCGCCTCGAAGTCGCGGAAACTCTCCACCACCACCGGCCGGTCGAGCGGACCGCGCTCGGCGATACCGACGAAGCCCGTAATGTCCATGCGCGGCGCCGGCATGGCCGGCGGGCCGGCCCGCAGGCGTTCCATGGTGAGGCCGGGTGTCTCGTAGACCAGCATTTGCCTTCCCCGCTCCCTGCCGCTCCGCGCCGCCCGCTCAGGCGATCTCCAGCGCGATCCCCTCGTGCACCAGTTCGATGGATTCGATGGCGACCTCGTTGCCGTTCGCCTTCAGGCTCGGCCCCTCGATCTTGTTCGGCCAGGCCTGACGGAAGCTCCAGCGCAGGACATCGTTGTGCGCCTCGTCCATCAGCACCACCGCGCCGTCGCGGCGGTCGGGCACGCCGCGCGCGATGTTGCCGTACCACTGCCAGAGCAGGTCGTTCTGCACGTAGCCACGCTTGAGCGAGATGGGCCCGACCTTGCGCAGTCCGACCAGCTTGCGCACGAGGTTGTCGCGGTCCGTGCCCTCGCGGTAGTCCACGGCGTCGCCATCGGTGGACAGGCCGGAGACCTCGCTGAAGGCGCCGATCGGCAGGTTGTCGATCTCGACGCGGAAGTTGAAGCCGCGATATGGGTCGTTGCGCGCACCGGTGGCGGGCATGGCTCGGCGCTCCTCAACCGTTCAGGGTCAGTCCTGCGCCTCGGCCGTCTTCAGGCCGATGCGGATGATGACGAACTCGGCCGGCTTCACCGGCGCAATGCCGACGACGCAGATCAGCCTCCCGTTATCGATGTCGGCCTGCGTCATCGTGGTGCGGTCGCAGATGACGAAGAAGGCGTCCTCGGGCTTCGTCCCCTCCAGCGCGCCGTCGCGCCAGACGGTGGTGAGGAAATTCCCGATCGCCCGGCGCACGCGGGCCCAGAGCGGCGGCGCGTTGGGCTCGAAGACCACCCATTGCAGGCCCCGGTCCACCGACTTCTCGATGAAGATCATCAGTCGGCGGACGTTGACGTATTTGAAGTCCGGATCGCTGGTGAGGACGCGTGCGCCCCAGATGCGGATCGCCCGGTTGTCGGGGCGGAAGTCGCGGATGACGTTGATGTTGACGGGATAAGGATTGAGCAAGTCGTGCTCGGCCTTGTTCAGGTAGCGGCGCAGCCCGGTGATGCCGCGCACCACCTCGTTGGCCGGGGCCTTGTGCACGCCGCGCTCGATGTCGGTGCGGGCATAGACGCCCAGCACATGACCCGCGGGCGGGATCGGCACCTGGCGGATCGCGGCCAGGTTCTCCGGCATGGCGTCCGGCACCAGCAGCCAGGGATGGTAGAGCGCGGCGTATTTCGTGTCGTAGCGCTGCCGCAGCGCCTGCACATCGGCCATGCTGTCGGCCTCGGGCGCCGGCCCGTCCAGCACCGCAAAGCGGTAGCGCAGTTCCTCACAGTGGTTGACCAGCGCCTGCTGGATCTGCTCATGCGTCTGCCCGGGTGCGGCAACCAGGCTGATGTCGTCCACATTCTTCAGGGCGGGAATGCCGCGGCGGTTCTCCGGCTCGCGGTCGTCGGCGCCGACGAAGACCAGCGGCGTCAGCAGGCCGAGCGCATCGTTGCCGCCGGCCAGCGGATGGCGCGCGGCACGGGTGACGCCGCTCGGCATCCGGTCCACCAGGGCTTCAGGGCCGAGGTTCACCTCCTCCCGGTCGGCCGCCGTGGTGCGCAGGTCGGTCAGGCGCACATAGGCGGACTCGCCCTCCGGCCGCCGGTCGGCGCGGCGCAGCGGACCATTCGCGTCGCCGAGCACGCGCACCGCATAGCGGCTGTGCCGCGGATCCATGGAGAGGTAGCGGAAGACCTCGGCGTCGAGGATCTGCTCGCCACGGCTCGGCACCGCCGGGTCGTCCTGCCGGCGCAGCCGGACGGTCAGGCGGAACTCGCGCGAGCGCACCGGCACGCGTCCGGCGCCGATGGCGGCGAGCTGGCCCGGATCGAGCCCCGGCGCGGCCAGCGTCACCCGGCCGGCGCTCCGGTCGAGCGCGATGACCTGCAGCAGCGGGCCGATCACCGCACCGTCGTCGCCCCGCATCTCGAGCAGCGTGCCCGGTTCGATGCCGGCCAGGCTGGAGAGCCTCAGGCCGGTGCTGCCGATCGCCCCGGTCGCGTCGCAGCGGCTGACCAGGCCGGTCTCCTCCGCCTCAGCGGAGACCAGCAGCCGGTCGCCCCAGGAGCCGGTGTCGAGCGCCTGGACGAGCAGCAGCGCCGCCCGCTGCGTGAGGGCAGCACCGGCCGGCTGGTTGCGTGCCAGCGGCAGGGTGAGGGTGACGAGTTGCGGGATGGAAGCGGTGGATCCGGTGATGCGGTGAAGGTAGGCCACGCCATCCGGCGTGGTGAGGCGCAGCGCATCGCCGGCGGCGTAGCTGCCGATCTCGTTCGCCAGGATCTCCGTCGCGCCCGCCGCCGCGGCCTGGAGCAGCAGCCCCGCAGGCCGCGCTGCGGGAGGCGGCAGCAGCGCCTGCTGCAGCTGCACCTGCGTGCCCGTCGCCCGCGCCATGCGCAGCCCGTGCGCCAGCACGACCAGGCCCGGATCGGCCCCGGCCGTGGCACGAGGCCCCGGCAAGGCGAGGATCACCACTTCCTCGGTGTCCGGGCCGGTGCCGATGCGCAGCGCCTCGCCGACATCAAGGCCAGCGCGGCTGGCAAGCGCGATCTCCACCGCGCCGCGCGCCGCCTCGGCGGTCAGCACCGTCGGCGCGGTACCGCCGTCATCGGCCAGCTGGACCGGTTCAACCAGCGTGCCGGCCGGCAGTGGCGCGAGCGTCGCGCGTGCCAGGGCGAGTCGCCCTGGGGAGGCGACGGCGCGCAGCTCGGTCGGGCCAGTGCCGGCGGGGCCGGCCTCGAGGATCGGCCCTGCACCGGTCGCGGCCACCTGCAGCGCGATGTCCCCAGCGGCCGCTGCGACCGTCGCCGTCGTCGTCGGCGCGCCTGGCGCGGCCTGCAGCACGGTCACGGTGGTGCCGGTGACCGGGAAGCCGGTCTGCAGCGCCCCGGCCAGGGTGAGCCGGAACTGGTTGGAGACGCCGGTCGGCACCACGGCCGAGACGCGGCGGAATTCGCGCCGGTCCGCCAGCGCCAGCTCCACCAGGTCGTCCGCCAGGTTGAAGGCGCTGTCCAGCGCCGGGCCACCGGACTGGGTGACGAGGATGGCGGTTGCGCCCGGCTCGGCCGCCTGTGCCAGGCCATGCGGACCGCCGATGCCGGGGGTGAGGCTTCGCGCATAGCGCCGCACCTCGCCGCCGGCGGCCAGATGCCCGGCCAGCGGGAAGCTGAGCACGAGGGCCGCCGCCCCCGTCACCGCCGCCACGCTGTGCCATTCCGCGGCACTGCCATCGCCCAGGCGCACCACGCCGCCGGCCGAGAGGCCGGTATTGTCGAGCGCCAGGAGCTCACGCGGGGCCGCCAAGCCGTCGCCGATCTGGGCGCCGCGCAGCAGCGCGTTGGCGCGCTGGTTCAGGCCAGGGCGCAGGCCGTGCAGTGTCATCTCCGCCTGGGCCGAGCCGGCCGGCACCACACGCGTGACGTAAAGGCGCCGGCCGCCGTTGCGGAAGAAGCCCTCGACGGCCACGGGCATGTGGCCATTGTCGCCAAAGAGCCGACGGTCGAGCAGGCCGCCGAACCAGCGGGCGTAGTCGCCCGGGCCGGTGACCAGGATCGGCACATTCACCGGGCCACGTTCGGCAAGTCCGATCATGCCGGCCGTGGAGGTGCTGACCCCCTCGATCGGCTTCGGGCCGGTATCGATCTCTTCGACGTAGACGCCAGGCGACAGGTACTCAGGCATTGGGGCGAACCTCCGCGGGGCGTGGGCAGGGGACGTGCCAGGGGACGTGCCAGGGGACGTGCCAGGGGACGTGCCAAAGAGCGTTGCGCGCGGTCATGGCAGGCGAAGCTCCTCGACCAGGACCGGGCCGCCGGGGCCGAGATCCACCAAGCGCTGGACCGTGGAGTGGCTCACCGCCGCGATCTCCAGCGTCAGCCGTGCGGCCCGCTGCAGCGCCGGCAGGCGGAACCGGCCATCGGGCCCGGTGGTGGCAAGAAGCGGCAGGATCGGGTGGTGCTCGGCGGGCGGGACGCCGCCCGGGGTCTCGACCTCGACGAAGGCGAAGCCGGCGAAACCCGAGGTGTCGGCGAGCAGGAGCACGGCATCGGCGGGCGCTGCGGGGCGGCGCAGCGCCACGGCCGGCGCCGGCAGCGCAGGCAAGGCGCGGCGCACCGCGGTGCCTTCCGGGTGCGCGCGGCGGAGTGGATGTGCCAGCGTCACCGTTGCCGGGGCATCAGCGGCAAGGGCGCCCTCGATGGCCGTCACGGCCAGCACCTCAAGTCGCTCCGGGTCGCCGGGCTCGATCAGCAGGATGTCCGGACTGCCCGGCACCGGAGGCATGGCGAGCCCCTGCCGTCCGGAGAGGCGGATCACCGTCTCCCCGACGCCGGCGCCGCGCAGCAGCGCGTAGGGCTGCGGATCCGGCAGCAGCTGGCGCCGCCGGGCGGCGGCGGCCTGCGGCCCGATGGCCGCGCGCGCGGCACGCAGGCCCCCGCCCGCCAGGGCCAGAAGTTCCTCCTCGGGTGCGTTGGTCACGGGGTGGCGTTGCCGGGGCTCGAAGTCCACCACCCTGACTGTTGCGCCCGGCAGTGGGACGGGAGTGCTGCCGGCGGTATCCAGCACGCGGCCCCAGATCGCCACCGGCTCCGGATGCAGCGCCACCGGATGGGTGGGCTGCGGCGGGATGGCGTTCAGCGTGGCACCCGCCTGCTGCGGCAGGTGCCCGGGCGCACCGACCTCCGCCGCCACCCTGGTGCCGGCGATCATGGCCGGCGGCAGGAAATCCACCGGCCGGCCGGCGAGCCCGGCCCGCCCGCGCGGCCCGCTGCGCGCCACCAGGCCGGGGCGGTCAAGCAGTGTCCCCACAGTGACCACCTCAGGCGCGACGCCGGTCAGCTCCCCGGTAACGCTCAGGTCCAGCAGCACCTGCAGCCGCTGCATCGGGGCCGGCGTGCCGTCCGGGCAGAAGCGCCAGAGCCGCCCTGCGGCGGTAACCGGCCGGCAGCTCATGCCCGCGGCTCCGCGGCAAGACCGTATTCGGGCTCGACGATGGTGACCGGTGCGCCGGTCGCCATCTCGCGCGTGGCGAAGATCGGCAGCAGGCTGACCTCGTAGGAGAGGCAGAGCTGGTACGGGCGATCGAGCGCGTCCCAGACGCGGGTGATCTCGTCGAGCGCGAGCGTTTCCAGCCGCACGGTCAGCTCGAGGCCGCTGCCCGCCAGCTCGCCGAGCAGTTCGGCGCCGGCGAGGCCGGGACGGTCGTGAAAGCCTTCCAGCACCTTGCCGATGACCAGTTGCTCGATCTCCGGCGCGCCGACGGCACCGTTGCCGCTGGTGACGATGGGCGTGACCAGGTAGTGCAGACGTACCGGCAGGGCGGCGCGGCGCATTCGGTCCGGCGCCACCCGTACCGGAGGCTGGTTGAGCCGGAACTCGTCACGAACAATTCGGTAGAGCCAGAGCGACAGCCCCTCCTCCGGGATCTCCGCCATCTCCTGCGGCGTGTGAAGCGAGACGCGCGCGGTGCCGCCTGACCCGAAGCGGGTGCCAAGCGGCGCGGGGGCAGCGGCGAGGAGGTCGGCCAGCCGCCGCTGCAGGCTCACGCTTGTGCCGTGGATCCAGGTGAACATCAGCCGGGGCGCTTCACGCGTGCCGGCCCGGCACGCCACAGGGCACGGCCATCCGGTCCCTGCACGCGCTCCAGCTCCCCGCTCCGCTCCAGCTCTTCGAGGGCGTCGGCCAGAGCATGCAGTCCGCGGAGGAAGCGCTGGTGGAGAATCCACCAGTGGGCAATACCCTCCATGCTGTCCGCGGCGTCCGGGTGCAGGTCCAGAAACGCAAGAACCTCGCGCTTGAGCTCATCCCTGAGTGTCTCGTCATCGCTCATGTACCGACCGTGGCTGGCGGTGGAGCGGGAGACGCAACCCTCATGCCAGCGGAGAATTGCCTTTTCTATCAGTAAGTTATCGAACCCGACCTGGCGGCAGCGGGTTGGCAGTGACCCAGGGGCGAGAAGAACGGTCAGCATGACGGCCGTGCGGCCGGGTCGTCCGCAGCCCGGGGTGGGTCGGATAGGCCGCATCCGGCCGCACGGCTGCTATTCGGGCACTCGGCCTCTGCCCCGGCTCGCGGCGCTGTCACGGCGGCGGGGCTGCTCTCCGCCCCACCGCCTGTCCCGAGAGCTTCCAGGCCGACATCGCCCGCCTCTGCCGCGGGCCACAACATGTCTCATCCTGGCTTTACGGAGGCGGCCCTCGCTCGTCCAAATCGAGAGCTGATACACCGGAACTCAGTGCACCTTGCTCGAAGCGGTTCCGCACCGCCTGCTTCTCGGTTGGCGAAAGTCCGTCCCACCAGGTCTGCGCCGTTGGCGCGCGCGTGACGGCATGGGCCAGGCCCTCATGTCGGCGACCGCCAGCCTCGAGGCGACGGACGATCGCAGCTTCCGGCTGGTACTGAAGCGTCCTGTGGGCTTCGTCCTGGAGGCGCTCGGCAAGATCGACAGCAACGTGCCCTTCATGATGCCGGAGCGCCTGGCAAGCACGTCGCCCAACACCGCAATTCGGGAGATGATCGGCTCCGGCCCGTTCCGCTTCCGGGCGGAAGAGTGGGTACCGGGTGTGAAGGTGGTCTATGAGCGCTTCGACCGCTACGTGCCGCGCAACGAGCCCGCCAGCCGCGCCGCGGGCGGGAAGCTCGCGAAAGTCGATCGGGTGGAGCTGATCTACACCCCCGATGCGGCGACCGCCGCCAACGGCCTGATCACCGGCGAGTTCGATATCCTGGAATCCCCCGCGCCCGACCTGCTGGATATGCTGCGCCGGTCGCGCGGCGTCACCGTCGCCTCGAACGACCCACTGGGCTACGGCCTGTTCGCGGTGCTCAATCACCTGCATCCGCCTTTCGACAGGGTGGAAGCGCGGCGTGCACTGCAGGCCGCGATCCGTCAGGCCGATTTCATGATTGCCACGGTCGGCGACCAGAGCCCCTGGCGCGAATGTGCCGCCGCCTTCGGCTGCGCCCCCGATGAAGGGCCGTTGTTCCAGGACCTCGGCTGGCCCGCTCATGACCTGTCGCGCGCCAAGGCGCTGCTTGCCGCCTCCGGCTATGACGGCCGGCCCATTCTGGTCATGGATCCCGCCGACAACGCCACCCTGCATCCCAGCGCCCTGCTGATCGCGGAGGCGCTTCGCAACATTGGCGCGCAGGTGAATCTGATGACGATGGACTGGAGCGCGCTGGTGGCCCGCCGCTCCTCCCGCGCCACGGTTGATCAGGGCGGCTGGAATATCTATGCCACGAACGCGACCATGACCGGCATCTCCACGCCGCTGACCAACAACTTCGTCCGGAATTGCGAGCAGGCGGGCTTCGGGTGGCCATGCGACCGGCGCATCAGCGCGATGTCCGAGGAGTGGACCTTCGAGACGGACGCGGCGCGCCGCAAGGCGCTCATCGCGCAGCTGAACCGGCTACATGTCGAGAACGTCACAAGCATTCCGCTGGGCCAATACCGCAATGCCATCGCCTACCGCCGCGGGCTGCACGGGATAATTCCGGGCCCGGCGATCTTCTACTGGAACATCGAGAAGGGCTGAAGGCGAAACGCCATGGGAATGCTGGCGCTGGCCAGTGGGCGGAAGTTCTCCGCCGACGCGAACGCACCCCCACGACCAGCGCCCTGAGGGATCGTTGCTATTTAAAATCTATAGATGCGGGGACAGGATTTGAACCTGTGACCTTCAGGTTATGAGCCTGACGAGCTACCGAGCTGCTCCACCCCGCGTGGGTGGGTGGTGGTGGTGGTGTTGATCCGGGGAAGCGGTGGTTGGGCAGGA